GAGCTGGTCGAGGTTCTGCTGGTCCGTCGTGCCCCGGCCCAGATTGAGCATGGCGTCCCAGGCCCATGCCGCCGCGTCTTTGACACCGAGCCAGGCGGTTTCGATGTACCCCAGGTTGTTCAGGAGTTCGTCGGCGCGTGTCGTGAGCGCGTCTGCCCAGGCCTGCTGCGCCACGGCGCCGGCCGCGCTGGCGTTGCCCTGCTCGGTGAGTGCCTTGACCTGCTTGTAGACGCCATCCGTCAGGTAGTTGGTGCCCTCGTTGAGCTTGAGCGTTGCGGCGAGCGGGTCTTTGGCGAGCGCGGCGAACTGCTCGGCCGTGCTGCTGACGGCGGTGCCGGTGGCCCGCTCCCACCGGATGGAGGCCTGCGCGAACTGGCGCAGGCTGTCTGCGCCCACCTGGCCGGTATGCGCCAGCGCGGCCAGCGCCCGCGACGCCGCGCCCTGCGTGCCCACGATGGCGCTGACTTGCCGCGCCATGTCGCCCATCTGGCCCACGGTGGTTCCCGCCGCGTTGCCGGTCATGACGATGGACTGGCGGTAAGCGTCCGCCTCCCTGGAGCCCTGGGCGTATGCGGCAGTCGCCAGGGCAGCGGCGCCCGCGAGCAGGCCCAAGCCAGCGACAGCAGGCGTGATCGCGCCCAGCATGGCGCGCAGGGCGTTGCCCGCGCCGCCGAAGCTGTCCTTGATCTGGCCGCCCTGCTGGATGGCGACCATCCAGACCGGCATGCCGCTTGCCACGCTGGTGACCACGTCGGTCATCTGCGCGGGCAGCATGCGCATGGCCTGGGCGTGCTGGCCCGCAGAGATCGCGCCGTTGATGTTCGCCTTGGCACCGGCCTCCAGCGCGCGGATGTACTGCTCGGCGCCCTCGGTCACGCCAAGCTGGGCGGCGCGGTAGCGCAGGGCCTCGGTCGAGGACTTGCCCTGTAGCGCGGCCTGCTCACGCAGCCCGGCCAGGAAGCTCTCCTGCGCGGCCGTGGCCTGCTGCTTGGCGGCGGCGATAGCGCGCTGCGCGGCTTCCTCGGCCCGTGCGGCTTCGGCCGCTGCCGCCTGGGCGGTGCGCTGGCTTTGGAGCTGGGCGATCAACGGGGCGGCTTCCGCCGCCACGCCCACCTGGGCGGCGCGGTAGCGCAGCAGTTCCTCGGAGGACTTGCCCGCGATGGCGACTTGCTCGCGCAGCGCTCCCAGGAAGCTCTCCTGCGCGGCCGTGGCCTGCTGCTTGGCAGCGGCGATGGCACGCTGCGCCGCTTCCTCGGCCCGCGCGGCTTCGGCCGCTGCCGCCTGGGCCGCGCGTTGGTTCTGGAGCTGCAGGATCAGCGGCGAGGCCTCGGCCGCCACGCCCGCCTGGGCGGCGCGGTAGCGCAGCAGCTCTTCGGTGGACTTGCCCGACACCGCAATCTGGTCGCGCAGGCCCGCGAGCAGCGCGGCCCCGGCCGTCTGGCTGGCCTGGGCGGCGGCGGCCGTTGCATTGAGCCCCTGCGCGCCTTGCTCGGCCGCGGTGCGCAGGCCCGCGCCCATGGCCGTGGCGGCGGTCTGCATGGACTGCAAGGCGCTGGACGCCGATGCGCTGCCCGACTGCACCTGGGCCGTGAAGGCAGCATGCGTTTGCCCGGCACCGGCGACTTCCGCCTTGTACTGGGCTGCATTCGCCTGCAGCGTGACGCCGACCTTGTATTCCTTGGTGCTCATGGGCGAGTGGATCTAGTCCCGTTGGTTGCGAAACCCCTTGGCCTCGCTCTCCAGAATGCGCACCTGCATGAGCACGGCGCGCTGCTTCGATTTCTTGATGCCCAGCATCTGCATGGTGCTGGCGAGGCTGGTGCTGTCGATGCCGTCGTAGTACATGGCTGCGAACCCGACGATCACGCGCCACTGGCTCCAGCAGCACAGAAAGCACTCCCACGCGGGCCACAGCGCGGGGGATAGCTCGTAGTCGCCCTGGTCGGGCTCGGGCCCTTGCGCGCCGTCGTCGGCCGCAGCACGCGCCTGGTCGGGATCGACGCCGAGGCGGGCCCACTGGGCGCGCAGCTCGGCGTCTTCATCCTCGGCGCTTTGCTGCGCATACCGGGCTCCTAGGAACCAGTGCCGGACGGCGCCTCGGAGTTTTTTTCCTGTTCCTTCGGGTTCGCGGCGGCCTTCTGGGCGTCGGTGTAGCCGCGCACCAGGGCGGCTTCGAAGCCGTCCCAGTCTTCGCACACTTCGGCCTTGGCTGCGGCCGTGAAATGGATCACCTCGCCGCCTTTGTCCTTCAAGTCCCAGTCCACCAGCACTTCGGCCAGGAATTCCGCGTCGCTGATGGGCACGGCCGCGAGGTCGGCCTCGACGTCGGCGCGCTCGCGCTCGGTGAAGCCGCTGGCCGGGTCGTCCAGCTTGGCGCGGATGGCGGCGCGCACGTCGGGCAGCAGGCGGTTAGCGCGGATGCGGCGATCCAGCGCCTTGCGCTCGGTGGTCTTGAGGCGCTTGTAGCGGGCGCGGAACCTGATGACTTCGGGCTTGCCATCGTCGCCAACGAGCTGGAGGGTGACGGGCGCCCAGAAGGCGACGGATGCGAGGACTACGGTCACGTGGTGGCTCCTGGAATAGAAAGAGTGGGTAAAAGGCATTGAGGGTGTGGCGCAGGCGTCAGGCCGCGATGGACCATTCGTCGTTGCCGGCGTCGCTGGGGATGAAGCGCAGGGGGGTGGTGATCATCTGGATGCCGTCTTGTTCGCTGAACGAGGGCTTGCCGATCTGCACGTGCGGCCCCTGGATTGCCACCGTGTTGGTGGCTTCCTGGCCGTGGCGCAGCAGCAGCGGCACCTTGGCGCTTGCGCGGGCCATCTCGATCCAGTTCTTGGTGGCGACCGAGGTGTTGCGGAACGTGACGCTGCCGGTGGACACGCGGCCGGTGATTTCGGTGGTGTCCACGTTCATCAAGTCCTGCTTGACGACCTGGTTCCCGAAATCGAATGCGAAGCTGCTGCAGGCGGCGTTGAAGCCGTCCAGCACCAGCGTGGTGTTGAGCTTGTTGACGCCCAGGGGCCGCAGGAACTTGGCGTAGCTGACGGCGGGCATGGTGGGCACGTCTTCGACGGGCGTGAAAGAGCCGGTGAACTCGTATTGCCACTTGGGGATTTGCTTGGCGTCCACCATGGCTTTGACGTTGGCCCGCGCGCCGGCCATCTTGTAGAGCAGCTTGTCCACCACGGCGTAGATGGTCACGCTCTCGATGCCGTCGGTGACGGGGGCGAACACGGTGCCTGCGGCCGGATCGGGCGCGGCGGTGTTCGTCACGCTGGCGGCGCAGGCGCGCATCAGCGTCGTCCAGCCGGGCAAGTCGCCCACCGCGCCGACGCCGGCAAAGCCCACGCTGAAAGCGATCTTGCGGTACAGCGTGACCAGGGTGGTTTCCGAGGCGCCGAAGTACGGGCGGATCACGCCTTGATCGACCTCATCGCCCTCGATGGGGGTGAGCGTGACGTCGGAGACTTCGATGGCATCGGTCGCCACGGGCACGACGATGGAGCCGACGACGGTCTCGATGGCGACCAGGACGGCCAGTTTCTTGATGAACTTGGGGGCGCTCATTGCGGCTCCTTCGCAGTTGCAGGGGTTGCGGTGGGTGCAGGAACAGGCACGCGGCGGCCGTTCTTCATCGTGAAGAGGCCGCCCCGGCCGTGGTACGCATCGCGCGGGGGCGCGGCGGGCGGCGTGGCAGGAACCAGGGCAGCAGCTGCGCTGCCGGTGGCGCTGTCGGTGGCGGTATCGGGCGCCTGCGCGGGCGCTTCCTGGGCCGTGGGGTTGCTTGCTTTGGCATGGGGTCTGCTCACGGGTTGCTCCTGTAGAAAGTCTTGAAACTGAACTGGTCGATCCACCAGAGGCGGCCATCGCCGTCGAAGCGCAGCAGGCGGCCGCGCGTTTTCTTGATGGGCTCGCCCGTGTCTTCGTCCGGTGCCCAGCCAGCGAGCGCTTCGCGCACCTGGCGGCGCACGGGCACGAGGCTGGACAGCGCGGCTTCGCCGCGTGGGTCGCGCACGTTGGAGACAACCTGCACGACGCCAAACTCCCAAACGTCCGATTCGTCATAGCTGCCGGTGTGGGCCAGTTCGGCGCTGTCGTCGGACAACGGGATGACGTAGACGGCCGGTACAACGACGACCGCCGCCGACAGCACCGCGTCCATGTCGGCCGCGCCACCGATGCCGCGCAGGCCGGCAGTCCGGTCCCGCAGGCGTTCGATCACGAAATCCAGCTCCATGGCGTGCCTCAGAAACCGCGCAAGCTGTCGTCGGTCATCGCGCGCGGCGCGAAGCCGTACAGCACGGCGGCGCTTTCGCTGCCATCCGCGCGCAGCAGCTCGCCCGCGCTGCCGCCCCATGGGCAGGACAGTTGCGCCTTGCCCTCGGCGATGGCCTGCAGCTCGGCCATGGCCGCCTTGTAGCGGCGGTAGACGTCCGAGTCCTCGGAGACGCCATCGCGCAGCCAAAAGCGCGCCAGGTCGCACGCGATGCGCACCAACTGCGGCGGCACCACGCGCTCAGGCTGGCTGCCTGGCGCCGTGACCGGCTTGGCGCAGCCCTGCAGCGGCAGGCGGTAGATCTGGCCGATGCGGCCATCAATGGCGGCCTGGGCATCGTCCAGCTTCGTCTCGACACGGGCGGCGTTGACGGCGCCCGTGTCGGGGTCGGTGAGCTGGGCCAGCTCGGCTTCGCTGAAGCGCGCGAGCATGTCGGCGACGGTGGCGTAGCGCATGGCAGGTGCCTCAGGCGTGGACGTGCTTGTAGGTCTGCACTTCGATGAGCTGGCCGCCCTGGGTGGCGGCGCCCAGCGCGCGGCCGCAGTGGTCGGCCGCGCTGCCCGTGATGGCCTTGCCATCGGTGCCAGGCTTGACCAGGGCGCCGAAGGCGATGGCGGCCTCGGCCTCGACCAGGTAGCTGTAGCCGGTGACCACGCTCACGGCGTCGCCGGGCTCGGCGGCTGTCTCGTAGATGCCCTGGCAGTCCTTGGCACCGCCTGCGGCCGAGGGATAGCCGCCGTCATAGGCGGCAAAGCGATGGGCCGCCACGGCGGCGGTAGCCACGACAGTGACCGCGTGCTGCTTGTCGAACTGGCGGCCGGCGTTGTTTTGCGATGGCATGTTTCAGCTCCTGCTGGGGGTTGGTGGTCAGGCGCGCTTGCGGGTGGCTGCGCTTTTGGCTTCGGCGGGGGCGGCGGCCGGGCTGGCCTCCGGAGCGCTGGCCTGCTCGATGGCCGGGGCAGCGACCGGGGCAGCGACCGGGGCAGCGGGGCCGGGGGCCTCCTGCGCTTGCAGGCCTGCGCCGGCTTCCTCGCCCGGGGCGAGCGAGGCGGCTTCGGCGGCAACCCGTATACGGGCCGCGTCGAACACGACGCGGGCGGCCGCTTCTTTCTTGGCGCTCCACGCTTCCTGGGCAATCACGTCGTCCAGATCCTGGATAGCCCCCGCGTCGAGCAGGTCGGCTTCGTCGTGGGGGGGCAGCGCGGGAACGGGTTCCCCGGGCTGGATGGTCTTGCGCTTGCCGTCTTCAAAGACGGCAATTGCAATCAGTGCAATCAAGTTCTTCTGCATGCGGGTTCTCCGGTCTACCTGCGGCCCGGCGGCGCGGCGGCCGCCGGGGGTTCTCGCTCGACATCGAGGCGGGGCCCGCAGGCCCCAGGCGGTGGGTTATTTCGGGTTGGCGAAGAGGAAAGCGGCGGTGTTGTAGGCCACGTTCGGGCGGCGCTCGAAGGTGGCCCCGTAGACCCAGCTCTTGAGGCCGTTGTCGTAGTACGGCGTTTCGGCGAAGGGGTGGCCCTCCAGCACATTGGTGAAGCCGAAGCCGGGCTCGGCCAGGCTGATGTCTGCGCTGCCGGTGCCGCCGATCTTGGGCACGTAGGCCAGGACGGCGTTGTTGCCCCACACGTCGCGGCCGGTGTCGGTCTCGTCGATCCACACGGCATCGCCGACGACGATTTCCTCCACGCGCAGGATGGTCTTGAGCTGTTCGTGGGTCGCGGGGCCCATCTGCGAGGACGGCAGATACGAGCGCACCTCGGCATTGGTGACCAGGGCGCTCTCGGCGTCGGCAGACAGCGTGAGCTTGTTGGGCCGCTTGCCGATCTTCTTGCGGATGACATCGCTCGCGGCACGGATGTCGGTCACCGGCGTTCCGGTCGAAGCGCTCCACTTCGTGGGGCCCGCCAGGGCCAGCGCGTGGCCTGCGGCATAGTTGCCCGCCGTGGTCGCCAGCGTGGCCACCTCGATTTCGTAATCCAGCCCCAGCACGTCATTGGCCGTGGCCATGGCGATGCGGCTGATGTCCAGGTAGTTGCCCACGTTCAGCTTGCGGCTCTCGTCGGCCTCGCGCAGCAGCTCGCGCGGCAGTGGCACCTCCACCGAATACTGGTCCACGGCGTAGGTGTTGCCGTCGTACTTGATGTTGATGCGCTTGGTCGGCGCGCCTGGCGCGCGGCGCAGGTTGTAGCGGCGCAGGCGCTCATCGCCCAGCTTCGCCAGCGTCACGCTGGAGAGCGCTTGGGGCAGGCGCGGAAACAGGCGCTCGGCGATCATGGTGCCCTGGCCCAAGCCCAGCAGCAGGTTGGTCAGGATGGGGTTTTGCTTGAGCCGGATCTCGGCGGCGGTCATCGTCATGGTGCGTCCTTGAGGGATGGATGGGGGTCAGCTCGTGAACGTGGTGACCGCCGTGAGGGCGTCGGCGTAGCTCACCTTGTTCTGGCGGGCGTAGTCCTGGGCGGCCTTGTCGATCTCGGCGTCGCTCTTGCCCTTGGCGCCCGTGACAGTCCGCATGGCCTGGCCGCCGAACTCGCCGAAGCTGACAACCTGCGGGCCGCTGGAGATCAGGTTCTGCAGCCACTGCGCGGGGCTGACCTTGGTGGTGGTGTCGCCTTCGGAGAACTCGACCGGCTGCGCGTCCGCCAGCACTTCGAGCGCGGCGACGCACATGGCCTGGTTCTTGGGCAGCAAGTGCCCGGCCTGCACCTGGGCCTCTGCGAACGACACGAAGCCCGCCTTGCGGTCGGCGCGGGCGGCCTCCGCGAACGAGGCGGCCTTCTGGTCGGCGGCCTCGGCGTTCTTCTTGGCCTGGGCCGCTTCGGCTTCGGCCCGGGCCTTGGCTTCGTTTGCGGCGGCCAGGTCGGCCTCGGCCTTCGCCAGTTTGTCTTGCAATTCCTTGTCCATGTCGTCGGGCTCCTGTGGTGACGGTTGGGCGGTTACGGGTTCAGAAAACGAGACGGCGCCGCCCGCGTCGTCTTCGGAGAACTGGATGTCCTTGAGGCCGGCCACGGCCGGGGGCTGCGCGCCGAGGAAGGCGACATGGCGCAGATACCAATGGCCCGGCGTCGGGTTGTTGGGGGCGTGGGGCGGGTAGAACGAGCTGCTGCGCTTCTTGAAGCGGCCGGCCGCCACCATCTCGGCAAAGTTGGCTTCGACCTGGTGGGGGTTGGCGACCAGGCGGCCATCGGCCGAGACGCCCACGGACTTGACCCAGCCATAGGCGGGCAGGTTGTGCTCGGGGTGGCCCACGGTGAGCGGCGCTTCGCGCACGGCGGGGTCGTAGCGCTTGGCGATGCCCTCGATGTCCGCCGCCGTGAAGACGTGGACATTGCCCGCATCGTCGATCAGGCGGCCGGGCCGGAAGATCTCGATGCCGTCGGGCAGCGTGGGAGAAGCGGGTGTGGCGGCTTGAGGCATGCCGCCAGTGTTCCGGGGCGGTGCCGCGAAGTATTGGGAACTAGGACACTATTTGCCGGGCTGGCCGGGCATGCGCGCCGTGTGGCTGCTGCCGGCCTACCTGCCGCGCTCGCTTCGGCGCGAACCCCTGCGGGAAGGCGTTTATAAACGCGCACAGGGCCCGAATAGCGCGCAGGGCGTGCCGTGGCCCTGTCCATGGCGCTGGGGCGCTTGTGCGGCCCCTGGCATCACAGGTCCAGCAGCAGGTCGTTGATGGCCTCGACGATGAGGGCGCTTTCCTGGGGGTACAGGGTGCCGTCCTGGCGCACCGGCAGGTAGGGGCGCGCGGGAATATCGACCTTGAGCCCCCGGCCCGCCTTGCCGCCGAACTGGTGGATCGCGGCATACACGGGCGTGGCCCGCACCGTGACCTGGTCGGCCGTGGCCTGCGCGACGATCTGGCGGCGCAAGTCGCCCGAATCGCCGATCAACGGCTTCTTGGCCGCGAGGCGGCGCTCCCCGGCCGCGTTGAGGTCGCCGCCCTTCTTGCGGTAGCTCTTGCCCAGGCGCGCGGCAACGATGCCGAGCGTGGCCGGCGCGTTGTCCTTCCATTTCACGCCATCGGGGCCGGTGCTGCTGCCGAAGCGCTGCTTGGTGCGCTCGGCGATGTCGTCGCCAATCGCCTGCAGGGCGGGCTGCAGGTTCTCGGCGCGCTCGGCCAGGCGCTGCAACAGGTCCTGGACGGGCTGGTCTTGGACGATGACGGTGAAGCTGGTCATAATCGAAAGCGGTAGGCGGTTGTTTCCAATGGGAATGGTTGGGGGCCCGGCCCTCATGATCCGGTTCGAATCCGGCGCCGCTTACTCCCTCTTCAAAGGCACCATGTGCGGCTCGGACAGGAGGTTGTCCGGGTTCACCAGCCCCCCTGTTTGCACGAAGTTGGATACCAGGTGCGCACGCACGCCGTTGAAACGGCCTTTCATGTTGCGATTGACGCGCACCACCAGCTTTCCCCACCGCTCCCCCAGGTCCACCGAGTAGATCAGCGCCAGGTCGTTGGTATCGAGGTACGCCTCGGCGGTTTGCAGCAAGCGCGGCAGCTCTAGCCACACTTCAACGGGCAGGCCAGCGCCGCGTGTGGCCTTGGTGTCGCGCAGGGCATGCAGCAGCTCGGTGTCGCGCATCCAGACGGCGGCGTTCTCCAGGGCCACGCCCCGCGCCTCCAGGGCCCCCACGGTCTCCGGCGCCACGGTATGCACCTGGACGGTTTCCCCGCCCGCGCGCATGGCGCCGGCCGTGCCTTCGACCATGGCGCGCCAGCGCTGCAGGCGCTCCGCTTCCAGCGCCGGGCGCAACTCCTGCCACATGGCCGCGCCGATGGGCGCATCCAGAGCGAGCAGCTTGTCGTCGATGAAGCGCTGCAGGGGCCAGTCGGCCGCCGCGCCTGGCGCGTGGTCGAAGCCCTTGTCGATGCCCACCGGAGCGCCGGTTTTGGGGTCGATCTGCTCCCAGCCCTCGGGCGGCTCGCCCAGCCCGGCCTGCGCGCTGGCCTCGCCCTCGCGGGCGCTCACGGCAACGATGCGGCACTCGCAGCCGAACCCGTTGGGCGCGTAATGCGTTTTCCACCATGGGTGGTCATGCCGCAGCGTGATCCCGTGCCAGGCCAGGTGGTGCGGGCGCGGGTGCATGACGTTGTCGGAATGCAGGTAGCGCCAGAAGGGCCGCAGACGCACGTAGCCGGGCTCCAGCATCTGCTGGCGCCGCCCGGCCGCGTAGGACGCGGCCATGTTCGCCTGGTAGATGGTGCGTGTGCGCCAGGCCTCGCCGTCAGCCGATCCTTCCCCAGTCCAGCCGGTCCACCCATGCTTGGCGACGATGGCCCGGAAGTCGCGCCGGAATGCCTCCAGCCCGAGGCCATCGGTGGCGCGCTGCACCATGGCGGCCTGCAGGTCGGCCACCAGGTCGGCCTTGGCGGCGCCCGCGACGGCGAAGGCGCGGTCGTGCGCGGCCGCCGCGATCTGGCCCCAGCGCTCTGTGGGCAAGGCCAGCTTGGCGCGCAGGTAGGCGATCTGCGCATCAAAGGGCGTGCCGAAGCCAAAGGCGGTCTCAGGCATCGGCGCTGGCCTCGGTGCGGGCGGCGTCCATGCCCTTGAGCTCGGCCAGCGCGAAGGCGGCGGCGAGCAGGCGCGTGAGGTCGGCGGTGTCGAGCGAACCGTACTGCGCCAGGATGGCCTGGCGAACACCAGCGGCGTCGCCGGCCTGGCCGACGATTGCCTGCAGGTCGTCCACGACACGCTGCCACTCGGGGGCGGCGGCGCGCTCCAGGGCGTCCGTGACGGCGGCTACCGCGCTGGGCTGGCCGCCCTCGGCGAAGCTGGCGGGCCTGGTGCCGCCCGGCGCGGTGGGCTCGGGGGTGGGAGGCCCGGGCGGGGCCGGCTGGCGCTTGTGCCAGCCTTCGCCGTATTTCGCGCGCACCGTGTCTTCGTCGAGGTCGAAGCCCATGTTGTGCACCAGCGTGTCCGCTTCGGCCTGCGCCTTGATGTCAGCCTCTTCCTTGACCTGGCGGCCAACATGGCAAGGCTCAAAACCGTTGAACTCGCAAATCCAGGCGATGAGCGTTTCGTTGAGGGTCTCGGAGAGCAAGTCGCTGTCGGCCTGGGTCAAGTCCTGGCGCACGTTCTGGCGCTCTTTGCTGGCCGCAGCCAGCGCGCCGCCACCGGAGCGCGCCGGCTCCTGGCCCGTCAGCACTTCGCTGATCCAGTCGTCCATGTACTCGCATAGCTGCTGCTGGGTCGTGACGTTGCCCGACAGCTTCGCCTCCAGCAGCGCGATCTCCATGCCCTCGGGCGTTGCCAGGTAGCCGTCGTTGCTCATGGCCCGCAGCGCGGCCACCAGCGTGGCTTTTTCCTGCGGTTCGGCGTTGCGCGGGTATTTGCCGTGCGGCGTGGGCGAGCCGAAGCGGTCGCACAGCTTGTTCCAGGCCACGATGCCCTTGCGCTTGAAGAACACCGGCCAGAAAAGCTGCAGGCCCAGGCCCGTGCCGTAGGGGCTGTCGTCCTCGGGGTTGACGCGGTGCACGATGAACTTGCGCTCGGGCACCGGCACGCCCTTGAGCATGGCGCTCCGCGTGAGCATCTGCAGGCGCGGCGGTCTGTTCTCGTCGTCCTGCACGTACACGAAGCGGCGCTGCGCACGCTTGGGCACCCGCAGAGGTACGACCTGGCCGTCACGAATGCCCCACACGATCTCGGCGATGGAGTGGCCCGCGAGCAGCGCCTCCAGCAGGTCGGCGCACAGCTTGTCGAAGGCAAAGCCCTTGAGGATTTCCGTGACCTTGAGCGCGTCGGCGGTGGCCTTGGCGTGGTTCCTGGCGCGTGGCTCGACCTGCCAGGTCTTGCCGATCAGCGCGAGCTGACGCTTTTGCAGCCCGGAGAACACCTTGCCGTCGCGGCGCAAGTCGCGGTACAGCTCGACGCCGCCGTTGCCGCGCTCCAGCAGCAGGGGGTCGTTGGTGCGCAGGACGCCCATGTAGGGCGCCTCGAATGGGTCGCGCAGCCGGTTGGCGAATTCAACGCCCAGCTCAGGCCGGGGCTGGGCGCCCGCGTGGGATGCCGCGCGGGCTGTGCGGCGTTGATTGCTGCGGGGGGCCTTAGCCATGGATGAAGTCTCCCAGCGGCTGGCTGCTGTCGCGCGGGCCACCGCTCATGTATTCGATGGGGGCCGAGGGATTGCTGCCCGCGTGCAGGGCCAGCGCGAGCGCCCAGAAGCGGTCGGCGTGGCCGTTGACCTTGGTGCTGTCGTCACCA